GAGATATAAATACCTCGGTCTCTTTGTATTTCGGTTTGTAATATCGAACAATATTCTTCTACTTCATCGTTCGGGACTTCTGCAAGCACGGAATCGTGAACCAATGCGAAGATTTTACTCTTCATCTTTTTCTGGTTTAATATTCCATGTGCTTCTATAGCCCCGAGTAAGTTTATGTCGGAAGCAGCAGATTGAACTAGGAAGTTAAGCCCGGATCTAACGGCATGTCCTTGAACTCCTTTATTGTCTGACCTAACGTCTGGCAATCTTCTCTTTCTACCGAAATGAGAATAGATACTGCCATTCTTTAAGATAAGAGCCTTTTGGGCTTCAATCCACTCTTCTAACTTCCAGAAAGCACCAAAGTATTCTTTGATGATTTGTCTAGCCTGGACAACTGAAAGCTTGCCTCCGTCTTTAGTAACCTGCTCACTGATTTTATTTGCACCGGCTCCGTACATAATACCAAAGGTTACTGCTTTTGCTGCTTGACGATAGGTCGTATACTTCTCCGCCACATCTTCGACTTCACAGTCTAGTTTAAATACTTTGTGTGCAATCGTGGAATGGAAGTTTCCTCCAGAACGAAATACGTCCTGAAGCTCCAAGTCATCTGCTAATACGGCAGCGACATATACTTCGGCAGTTGTTAAATCCATTGCAACAATCTGATGGCCTTCGGGAGCACGAATACATCCTTTCACAATCGGATTGTCTCTAGGAAGTTGCTGCATATTCAATTTACCACTAGAAGATAGTCTTCCAGAGGTAGTTCCATGAATATTGAAGTTGGTCCGTAAGTGACCGTCCCTATCAAGCTGTGGAATAATCTTATCGAGATAAGTATTCTTAATCTTAGTTTTCTTACGAACATCTAAAATTAACTGTGGAATCTCGTGTTGAAGAGCGAGCTTCTCTAATACTTCAGCATTAGTTGAGTTTTCTCCCTTCTCCGTCTTAATTCCAGTAGGCTCTAGCCCAACATAGTCGAACAATAACTTACGCAATTGTAGAACACTGTTTGGATTAAAGTCTTTACCTTCTGCTGCTTGGAAAGCGGCCACACCAGGATGGCTTTGCAATTTACCAACAGCATCAGTAATTTCCTCTAGCATAAGATCTTGGCTCGCTATGAGCCTTTCCTTATCAAAAGGAACTCCGTTATCTTGAACAGCCATAAGGAACCTACAAGCGGGCAACAAGATAGTCTTGTACACACGCATCAAGTTAGGATTACCCTTCTTCAGTGCTCTCTCAAACTTTTCAAAGATTGTGAAAGTAGCACAGGCATCAATAGCAGCATAAGTCTGCATAACTTCAAAAGGAATCCACTCCCATTTGAAATCATCTTTTAGCACACCATTCTGCTTACGATACTCGTCCATCCAAGTATACATAGGTTTTTCATAATCGCCGTAGTCTGTATACTTCATAGCGAGCATCTTCAGGCCGTGAGTGCCTGGGTTCTCGTCAAGCATATAATGCATAAGCATCGTATCTTCAAACTGTGAAATCTTCACGTTGAAGTGATACTCGAACATCGGAATATCGAACTTAGCGTTATGGAATACCATTCGCTTCTTATCAAATAACTCCTGAAGTTTTTCTTCTACAGACTCATCAATAGTATCGGCATTAATATAAGCACCTGAATCAGGTTTATAGCATAAGCTAATACCAAGAATATACCCATTCCGAGGATACAGACCAGTAGTCTCTGAGTCGATTCCGATAAAGTCGTAGGGCGAGTCAATACATCTTTGAATATAATCCAAAGTCCCTTCAGTTGTTGTAATACCGACAAATTTTTCGTCATTTATTTCGGCCTTCTTCTTGTCGCCAGAAATATACCCGATGATATTGTTTCTAGCATCTTCCCAAGTCTTCTTAGCCTCTGGCTTAAAAGATAGCATTGCGGGATTAATAGTAGGGAGAAATTTATCATCTACTATAGTTCCAGCATATTGCATAACTTGAGTTACTTTCGTATAATATTTTAGTGGTTCTGAGCCAATTAGAATTATCCATTCATAGGCATCAGGATTAAACTCCAGATCTACGTCCTTCATTAAAACTTTGGATAGCGTAGGGTCTGAAGCAAGAGAGAATCGGTCAAATTCAAACTCATTCTCGAATAAGCGAACGTAATCGTTTCTACTTGGTTTTGATTCAATCAAGGCTATACTAGCCATATAGTTTTCTCCGCAGTCCAGTTACTTGGTTTTGTCCGAGTGAGCCTGGGTCTCCAGACTTTAAACTAATCACTCGAACGGGAAAGTCTCTCGCTAATTTCTTTACGTGTTCTGCTGCTTGAACTCCTGCTTGGTCAGCATCGAAAATCAAGTCAAGGCCCGTAACGCCTGAAATCTTTAAATAATTAAACTTTGTTTCGTTAAAATTCTTAACACCGAAACAACATATTGCATTCTCTAGTCCTTTGTCGTGAAGGTTTATCATATCAAAGATACCTTCTACGAGAATAACACGCCCCTGTAGTGGGCGAACTTGTGGAAACAGAGGTAGCTTTACCCCGCTAGGGTAGAACATATACTTATTGTCTAAGGTTCCTGTTTCATCACGACCTTGGAAAGCGACTATTCTTCCACTGGCGTCCTTAATAGGAAAGTTAATCCTCCCTATAAACTGCTTATCGTGATGGCGAAACGCTTCAAATCTTCTATAAGTTTCTGGTTTTATATCTCTCCAGTTCCCGATATAGGACATAAATCCTTCGGGCATAGAGAGACCTACACCAGCAGCTCGTAAGTTATTGATAAGTCTTTTTAGTTTTTCCCTACGCATTTCTGTTTCACTATAATCTACATTATAGTGGCGGAATAAACTACCTTTGTAACCGCAAGAGAAACAATTGAACACCCCAAGAACTTTGTCAATCCTCATACTAGGATTGCCATCGTCGTGTTCTGGATTGAGGCAGCGAATTAAAACATCTCTGCCAGAGAGTTTGTAATAAATACCCCTCTCTTCAAGTAGTTCAATTACTGCACTCATAGTTCGTATACCTCTTCATCTGGACCGTCTTTGTCTTTAATATAACCCGTCTCAGGGCCAATAGCTAAAGACGCCCAGTCCATAGTAGAAGTAAAACTTACTTCATCAGAGTTTCTCATTTTTGCACAATTAAAGCTAATTATATTATCTTCTTTAGCATGTGCGTCAAGAGTAAAGGCTGCATCCGCAGCATCTAATATACCCTTAGCAAATCGAGCTTCGCCGGAAGCATCAATCTGATAAGGAGACACCATAATAAAACCATAGTCTTGTGCATAAGTTTTCAACGCCTTACTTACTTCTATCTGTTCTGTCCAGTCATACTGACCCATACGCCCATTGGAAACCATAGAACGCTTTACTTGGTTGATATAGTCAACGATTACAACTCGTGGCTGTAGTCTTGCTATCTTCTTATCTAGCTCTGTACGAATATTTGCTAGAGTAAGAGACGGTGAATATACAACATCAATCTGCTTCTCTCGCAAAGGCTTCGCTGTCAGCTCATTGTGATAAACATCAAAATCACGATGTGAAAGATAGCGAGAAAGTGCTCTCTCGCCGTCTTCAAATCGTTGAGACCACCAACGAGCAACCTGTTCCCACTCACCTATAGATAGGTTACGGTTACGTATTGCAGCCGCAGGAACGCCAGTAGATATACTACATATCCTCTGCATAGTTGCTCGTGATGACATTTCTATCGTAAAATACATTACGGAATGACCGGCTTCATAAGTGCTAGAAGCAATATTAGCGCAAGCAATAGACTTACCAGCACCACGCTTACCACCAATAAGTACAAGATCGGACGGGCCAAAGGTTTGAATACGGTCGAAATCGTGATTCAATCCTAAAGGAACATTCTTCTCCAACTCTTCAATCGGGTCAAACAGTTCCATTTTTCTCATGTTTGTACTTGTATCTTTGAGGTCAACTTTTTCCTCTACGGATAATACAATATTCTGTAGGCTCTCAATATTTTCCTGTGCGGATTCCATTGCAATCGAGTCAGCAAGATAGGTTTCTAACTGATTCATGATTTCAATTTGAGTGTATTCATTCTTGAGATACTCTAGTAGAGTAGCACCGTCTATGTCTACTTCGTCTACTTTCTCCAAGGCGAAGAAACGGTCACGAAGGGTCGCGTCTCTTACGGAAAGTCGTAAGTCATCAAAAGTAGGAATGATACTATGAGTTTCTACATACTTATTTATGTAAGACCATATAGAGGCAAACTCAGCCGGAAAATAGTGCTTTTGGCAGTTCGACCAAGTTTCTATATCGCTTTGCGCGATAATAGTCTTGAAAAGAACGCTTGCCAGGTTCACTATGAATCATCTCCGTAATAAGTATTAAGCAATAAAAAGCCAGAGTGGGGCACTACACCCCACCCCAGCAGGGGGAACTAGGGGATTAGCCTGCAGCTTTAGCTGCTTTTGCTGCACCATCATAGTTAGAAGCAGTAAGGCCACGTCGAGTCAACATAGTCTTTACACCTCGGGCAGTTTTGCCAATTTGCTCTGCGATTTCTTCGACAGACAAAGAAGCTACGTCTACGCCTTCGAGAGGATCAGCTTTAGCCGCAGCTTTGCTTTCCTTCTGTGCTGGAATAGCAGCAATAGAGCCTTGACGTAACAAAGACAAAGCTTTACCACGAATTTGATTAACGGTTCGGCCAAGAGCCTCTGCGATATCTTCGAGGTATGCGCCGTTAGAGGCGTGCTTAACAAACTCTGCTTCTTCAGCATCGCTAAAGGTACGAACACTTTCTACTTTAGGAGTAGGTTTGACGTGCTCGGTCAATTGCATAGATAGCAATTTGCCTTGGATTTGCTTAGAAGAAAACTCGCCTCCTTCAAAAGCTTCAGCGATTTGACCGTAAGTATACTGGCCAGAGTTATCAGTTACGAAGCTACTAAGAGTAGTTTCTTGTGCATCGGAGAACGCACGAGTAGTTACAGAAGCAGAAGATTCTACTTCGTGACCCATTTTACGCAGCTTAGAGGCTACAGAACGGGGTGATGTTTCGAGCTGGTCAGCAGCTTCGACAACAGTTGCGTAAGTTACTGGGGATTCAGAACCTACGAAATTGGTAAGAGCGGAAGTTCGCTCGTCAGTCCACTTTGGAATTGCCATAAAATTAATTTCCTAATAATTGGTTAAGGTTAGTTGTGATAGAGACCCCACTATCTCTAGCTTTCTTGGTTTTTGAAGATTCTAGTCCACTCTCATTCACTAGGATTGTTACTTCTCTTGTTAAGGAGGATTTCACAATATATCCCTTGCTAATGAGAACTTTCTCTGCTTCTGCTTTAGTTTTAAAGGATGTCAGTTTTCCACTAATGCAGACAACACCCTTGGGCTCAATAACAGAAACAACTTCATTTGACTCAAATGAAAAAGGTAGCCACTTGTACTCGCGGAGAAACATGGTATTGTACCAGGTTAGCAAATTATTGCTCGCCTTAGGGCCAAGCCCCGCCTTAGTACAAGCCTCCTCGTTCAGGTCATAAATACTACTTACTACAGAACATAACTTTGATGATGCCGATTTGCCTATCAGTGGAATAGAAAAAGCGGGTAGGATTTCAGAAAGACTAACTTTCTTGGAATCTTGAATCTCTTCAAAGAGTTTTGCTGCAAGTTTTTCAGAATTAAGAGCCTCTACCATCTCACCCAAACTCAGTTCATAGATTTGAGGTATTGAAGTTATTCTGAGCTTCTGAATAGATGATGGCCCTAGTCCCTTAATTTTCAAAGTAGAGGAAAAGTGTTCGATTAACTTATAAGTCTTAGACTCACAAGAAGTATTATAGCAGAACAACTGATCGTTTTCCCACACCAAAGGTGAAGAACAACTCGGGCAGTGTGTTGGTGCTACAATTTCTCTCAAAAGACTTTCTCCTACATTTGAATAGATATTATACGGGGTTTGAGTTGAAAAGTCAAGAATTATTTTTTCGGAATAGCTAAAATAATCTCCTTCTTTATTTCGAAACACTCTGTATATCCGCCGAACTTTTGTTGGGGTATATACTTGAATTGTTTGTATTCTTCGTGTAATGCTTGTTCTAGCGTCCACACATTAAAAAGTGAGTCGTGGTAAGTTCTCTGTATACGAATTTCGTAGCCATTGAACCCACGACTCCTCTTCAAAACATCTTTCCAATTTCTTCCTGAAGCGATGCCTATCTTGAGACATTCTCGTTTCATAGTACGTTTATTAACTAATACTACGCAGTAGAGTACCCCTTCGCGGGTAGCTTCTTCAGGATTGTTCTGGAAATAAGTGAGGTTATAAACTCCACTCATCTAATAACTTTGGGGAAAGGGATAATATTACCAGTAGGTTTATCTTCCACAGACTCTGACGACTCTGATACATAGATAATACCATCTTCTGCTTCTTCCATTCGATTTTCGAATTCTGGGTCAAGATATGCTTCTAGAGCAACAATCCATCCTTCCAGAATCTTGTCACGAGTTTCTTTTTTGATAGCAAAGAAGTAATCATATAAGCCTGCAGCTGATACATAATGACTTCCGTTGTCTTTTAAACCAATCCATCCAAAGATGTTTTCGTCTTCCAAACTATCATCAAACATTCACTTCTCCTTCAATGCGTCTCACGACTCTTGGTATAATTTCACCGGATCGAATTACTTCGACGTTACAACCTATTTCAAGGTTAAGCTCGTTAATATACCGCATATTATGTAATGTGGCACGACCAACAGTAGCTTCTCCAATGAGCACAGGCTCTAGGATAGCAACAGGGGAAACCACACCGGATTTACCCACTTGCCAGATCACATCAAGTAGTCGCGTAACGACACCTGGAGGTCTTTCTTTCAAAGCAAAGGCACCACGAGGATGGTGAGAGGTGTAACCCATCTCTTCATATTTCGCATTGTTATCAACACGGAACACTAGACCATCCTGCGGGTATCCTGCCCAGTTAGAAGCAAGAACAGTGTCGAAATTGTCCGAAGAGAGATTCGACATGTCTTCCGTCCACAACTTTTCCACACGAGGCTGAATATCATAAGCTACGAATCGAACTTCTCTAGTGAGAAACTCTTCTTCGGACTTGAGATTTAGCGCACCAGAAGCATAGTTTCTAGCGTTAGGAATAGTCTCGGGGGCAACAACTTCTCCTGTAATCTGAACAACACCCTTGCGAGTAATGCTAGTAGGAACAAGATGTTTAACTTTATTCATAATATTTCTGCCCTTCTTACCATTACCCCGAGTAAGAGCCAGCACTAATTCACCATCGTAGTAGCCCAGCGAAACCGCTGCTCCATCTAACTTGGGTGTGATTACTG